CCATATATGGAGTTAGCACAGCACAGTATCGTTTTAATGCAACAAACACTGATGTTCCTGTATACAGTTTCACAAAATCTGTTGCTGGTAAAAATATGAATTTTGAAATCACCAGCACAACTTTTAGCGGAAAAACTTTTATATACGAAGAATCTCCAAAAATTGCAAATTCAATTGCCTGCATTTACAAAGATGATGGCTACGGCGCTGGCAGTACAGGCACAGGTTTCTTTTTTAATTTTACACAAGGCACATTATCCACTGGTAGTTTCAGTATTTCCCAACCCAGTAGTAATCAAATAGTTGATGTAGCCACTCAAAATATCAATAATTCTGATGTATGGCTTTACAATTTGGATCAAAACGGATTAGAAGACAACTTGTGGACACAAGTTCCTTCCACAGTGGGTAACAACATAATCTACAACAGTTTAAACAGCAGTGTAAAAAATATTTACAGTGTTATCACACGAGCAACAGATGCAATTAGTTTAAGTTTTAGTGACGGCACATTTGGCAATCTACCGCTTGGTAATTTCAGAGTTTATTACAGATCCAGCAACAGTTTGGTTTACACAATAAATCCCACAGATATTAGAAATGTTTCTATAGCAATACCTTACAGATCCGCTCAAGGCACTGAGGAAATATTAACTATTAGTTTAAACCTAGCAACCACGGTTTCAAATTCAACATCAACAGAAACCAATGCCAGCATCAAGGCCAATGCTCCTCAAACATATTACACTCAAAATCGTATGATCACAGGAGAGGACTACAACATAAGTCCGCTCAGTGCTACAACTCAAGTGGCCAAAGTAAAAGCAATCAACAGAACAAGCAGTGGAATAAGCAGATATTTTGACCTTATAGATCCAACTGGAAAATACAGCAGTACAAATTTATTTGCCAATGATGGAATCGTATATCGAGAAAACTTCACAACAGATATCAATTTTAGTTACATAACTGAAACTGATATCGAAAGTGTCATATATGGTGACATTTATAACATTTTAAATTCTCCAAATTTAAGAAATTTTTATTATGCAAATTACATAAATTTCTTAACTGCAAGTTTAAATATTGTTTGGTTCAACATAACCAGCGACAGTAACAGTTCAACAGGCTATGTTGGCGGCGTGTCTGGCACTGCATCCGCCCAGCCATACAAAGTGGGAAGTTCCACAGCAACTGATTTAAAATATCTAATGCCTGGATCTTTGATTAAATTCACCGTGGCAAATCCAACAACACAGTACTTTGATACACTAAATGATAACAATGTTGTTACTCCTGTCGACGGCAATATAAATGTCACCGGAGCCAGTTCTTATATTTGGGCAGAAGTAGTAAATGTCAATGATGACGGAACTGCCGCTGGTACTGGAGTTTTATCCACAGGGTTTGGCCCAATCACATTGAATCAAGTTATTCCTACCGATGCAGTATTGAGCCAGATTCTTCCAGTGTTAACAAGGACTCTTGATTCATCGGTCATTACCACTATGATTGATTTGGTTTTTTCAAATCAGAAATTTGGATTACGATACGGTTACAATACTAAAATTGGCACAATGTCTTGGCAAATTGTTTTTGAAACAAATTTAAATGTAGCTGATAACTTTAATCTTGGCAATCAAGGAGACACTACAAATCTTCAAAAAGATGCCAGCTGGTTGCTGTTGTTTGACACCAACAACGAATTCTACACAGTAACAGCTCGTCAACTTCGATACATATTCGAAAGCGATAAACAGGTTAATTTTTACTTTGATTCCAACACACAAATTTATGACACTGTGTCAACATCCATTGTCAAAGACAGTATCACAGTGTTGGATGTTAACACACAGCCCAACAACACATTGCCTTTTACAAATAATCTGCACTGGGATGTTGTGGGAGAGTACAACGGATTAGATGGATATGTTGATTCTAAAAAAATTATTATAAGTTTTGCTGATTTAGATAACAACGGCATTGTTGATAATCCTCAACTGTTTGTGGACATTGTTGATCCAGCAACTCTGCCTTTGACAAAATTTATTATCCAGCAAAAATATTTAATAAGTCAAGGACAAGAAGATTACAAATATGTTGTTAACAATGGATTAGTTATTATTTTAAATACTGAAAGTGCAGTGGGATCGTTGACCCAATATGTTGACGGTCAATACTTCTATTTTATAGATATTGATGTTGTTAAAAAATTAGATTTAATATCGGGTATTTTAAATCCCACATTGGACTACAAAGTTTATATAGGCCGTGACGAATTAAGATTTCAATACAAACACGGTGCTGATTATGACAGCAGAATAGATCCAGGTGCTAGTAATATAATTGATATCTATGTGTTAACTACATCATACGACATGCAGTTTAGACAATGGTTGTTGGGTGCAAATACCACAGAACCACTGCCTCCAAGCAGTAATGAATTGAATTCACTGTTGAGTCCTAACTTAAATTTAATTAAATCTATAAGTGACCAAATTATTTACCACCCAGTGAAATACAAATTATTGTTTGGGTCTGCGGCAGATACAAATTTACAAGCTTCTTTTAATGTAATGATAAATCCTAATTCAACAGTGTCACCTTCAAGTATCACTGCACGAATTTTAACAGCAATTAATCAATTTTTCACATTGGAAAATTGGGATTTTGGAGACTCGTTTTATTTTACAGAACTGTCGACTTATATCATGTCGCAAGTGTCTCCCGACATAACAAATTTTGTAATAGTACCAAAACATGCTGGTCAGTACTTTGGTAGTTTATTTGAAATAAAATGCCCAAGTGATCAAATATTTGTAAGCTGTGCAACAGCAACTGATATTATTGTAGTTTCAGGGTTGACTTCGGGTAACCTCAAAACAGTAACTGGACAAGCATTAACAGATGTGACACTAACACAAACTATAACTAGTGCAACGAATGGAGCAATGAATGGCTAACAACACCCCTTTTGGAAACAATGGGCTTAGTGTAAATCTATTGCCGGGTTTTTATCAAACCCCTGCAAATAAAAAGTTTTTACAAGCAACACTTGACCAATTATATCAGCCAGGCACCATAACAAAAACCAATGGCTATATTGGTAGGAAGAACAGTAAAGCAACAATTGGAACGGACACGTTTGTAACTGCTCCAGATACCGCACGACAAAATTATCAATTAGAACCCGGCGTTGTAATTAAAGACGATTTAAACAATGTGAGTTTTTTTAAAGATTATATTGATTATATAAATCAACTAAATGTATTCGGCGGAAACACAACTAATCATAATAGAATTAACAAACAAGAATTTTACAGTTGGGATCCTCATATAAATTGGGATAAGTTAACTAATTTTCAAAATTATTATTGGCTACCGTACGGCCCTACACCCATAACAATTACTGGACAACAACGTCAAGTAACCAGCAGTTACACTGTTGATCTAGTAACGGTGGGAGAAGACAACCAATATGTGTTTACCCCCAACGGGTTTACCCCTAACCCCTTTTTAAAGCTGTACAGAGGGCAGACTTATAAGTTTATAATTAATAGTCCAGGTAACCCATTTAGTTTTAAATTATCTAGAGCACCTGGCCAACTTAACAGATATAGAACAAGTTCAATCGATTCTTTTGGAGTAGAACAAGGCACAATTACATTTACTGTTCCTGATAATTCTCCAGATTTGATTTATTATCAAAGTGAATCCGATATCAATGCTGGAGGAGCCATTGGGTTGTTTGACATTGATGAAAACACATACATTGATATCGATGCTGATGTGTTAGGTAAGAAATATTATATGCTGCCAGACGGCACGCAACTAAGCAACGGCATGAAAGTTAAATTTGAAGGAAATGTAATTCCTGAAATATATTCAACTGGCCTGTACTACGTTGAAGGTGTAGGAGAATCTATTAAACTAATTTCAGAAAATGTACTTGAAATTATTAGCCCATACACCATAAACGAATCAGTGAAGTTTGATTCAACACCTTTTGACAATGATCCATTTAGTGATGCCACAGGATATGCCAGCGTCACAGACTACATTGTTATCAGTCGAGCCAGCAATGATAGGAATCCTTGGAGCCGTTATAATCGTTGGTTTCACAAAGATGTTATCACTGCCTCTGCTAAATTTAATAAAACAACTTCTTCCCTTGATCAGTTATCACGGGCAACTCGTCCAATTATTGAATTTAATTCTAACGTTAAATTATTTAATTTTGGAACAACTGCAACAACAGACGTTGACTTAGTTGATGATTTTACGTTGGATGCATTTTCTATAATAGAAGGTTCTTCAGGGTACAACATTGATGGGGTTGAACTTGTAGAAGGTCATAAGATATTGTTCATTGCTGATACCGATCCTTTAGTAAAAAATAAAGTATATCGAGTTACGTTTATCAATGTCACTAATACAAATGGCGCAGTAAATAATCAAATACATTTAGAAGAACTAGCAGACCCAGTTTTTAATCAAACAGTTTTAATCAAATTTGGTTTAACTAACCAAAGTTTAATGTATTGGTACAATGGTGCTACTTGGAAAAAAGCACAGCAAAAATTAAATGTAAATCAACCCCCACTGTTCGATATAGTCGATAATGACGGAATAAGTTACGGAGATTCATTGGTATACAACGGCACAACATTTGCTGGAACTAAACTATTTTCCTACAAAGTTGGAACTACTGGAGTAGTTGACTCTGCTCTAGGATTTAAATTAAGTTATAAAAACGTTGGAAATATTGGAGATATAGTCTTTAATTTCGATCTAGCTACAGATACATTTCAATATAAAACCGAACAAAGCATCTCAACTAAAAATATCAGTGTTGGATATTTGACCAGATACGATTATGCAGGCAATATATTGTACGAAAATGGTTGGCAAAAATCGGTAGTTGTGGATACTCAAGCTGCCGTTAGAATTTATAAAAATTCAGGAATAGTTAACGACTTTCCTATCGATATATTTGATGACATTAATAGTCTTCAAGACTTGATTGTAAAAGTATATATTAATGGCATACGCTTAGAACCATCGTATTGGACAATTGTTGACACGCCTGTTTACAAAAAGATACAGTTATTAACTGCTATCAGCACTGCTGATGTTTTAACTATACGAGCTTTTTCTTCTCAAGCAATTAATAAAAACGGTTATTATGAGATTCCTTTAAACTTACAAAATAACCCTTTAAATAATGTAATATCGGATTTTACACTTGGAGAAGTAGCTGACCATGTAACTTCTATTGTTGATAACATACCTAGTGAACTAGACCACAACACTATTCGAGACTTGGGAAATATTACACCGTACGGTACAAAGTTTGTGCAACACAG